CTATCTTCCGACGACTGAAATATTTCCACGATAGCTTGCCTGCTGTGATGCAACGACCGATGGCGAGGTCGAACCGGAAGGAAATGGAGTTTTCTGACACCGGAGCGATGTGGAGATGCTTGACAGCAGGTGGTCGAGGCCACGGACGCTCCTTTACCTTCCAGAGATTGCATGCTGACGAGGTTGCTTTCTGGCCAAACGCCGAAGATGTCTGGGCTTCCATCACTTCGACGCTTCATGACGGGCCACACAAGGGTATTTTTGTTACCTCGACGCCGAATGGACCCGGAAATTTGTTCCATAGGAAGGTGTTGGATGCGCAAAACGACCCAAATGCTTGCTTTCGGTTCTTTCGTTGGGCTGATCATCATGCGTACAGCCTTGCACCGCCCAAAAACTGGGAGCCAAGCCAAGAAGAATGGGACCTCAAGGAGCTACATGGGCTCAACATTTGTCAATTGTACTGGCGGCATACTAAAATCAAGGGCGCTGATGGCATTGGAGAGGAGCGTTTCCGTAGGGAGTACCCACTTACCGTTGAAGAAGGGTTTATGGAGGTACGCGGTTCGTGGTTTAACGTCGCGTATCTGAACGAAATCGTCTGTACACTGCGTCCGCCCGACCTTTCTAAGGAACTTCGGATACACAAACAGCCCCAAAACGGTGTTGCTTACGCGATTGGAGCCGACCCGAGTTGGGGAACAGGAAATGATTACGCCGTTGCACAGGTTTTAAGTGAAGATGGGGAGTTGGTTGCTACGTTTTCAACGAACAAGAGGACCCCTGAAGACTTTGCGATGCGAGTTGGAGAGCTTTCGTACTTCTATAATAAGGCCCGAGTGCTGGTTGAGTACAATACAGGAGGCGGTGGACCTGTTGTTATTCAAAAGATTCGAGAGATGGGCGTCTCTCTTTGGTACGATCCACACACCGGAGACCACTTTAAAATGACTGGTGGCCGAGGAGCGATTGGTAAAAAAGCTCAGGTTTACAGTCACTTACGCTACCTGGTTGACGGAGATGCGCTGACTTTAACTGATTTACCGACCGTTCAGCAGTTGATGCACATTCGAGAAGAGGGCGGAAAGCTCGAAGGTCGAGACGGATACCACGACGACCTTGCCGATGCGCTGGCGTTGGCGGCTTGGAATGCTAAAAACTTGCCCCGCCCTGTAGGTTTAGGCGCGTTCCCTTTTAAGCGCAGGAGAAAAGCGCTGCCTCATCCATTCGGAGTGTGATAACTTCTTTATATTAAGGAGATTGACATGGCTGATTCGCCCAGTAAGGCCATAACAGATGCCTGATCCCAAGCGCCCAGTTTCCGACGCAAAGCTTAAAAACGCCGTGTTTCGGGCAAAGCTGAGACGCCAAGCGGCGGAAGAGGCGCTTCAAGAATCATTCGCCAAAGGGGCGCTCACCCCGGAGGGGCCTATTGATTGGAAGTGGAACCCTGACTTTAGAGGAATGCGCCCAACGCAACAAGGAAGGCAGGTTGGACATCTGAGGCTCAAAGGCTTCAACATGCCCGAACCTATCGAGGGCATTCCCATTGAGAAGGCTTGGTATTCTGAACTCGACTACCGCCTAAGAGGCCAGGGTCACGGCAAGGAGATGTATCGACAGGCAATCGAGAACCTGAAGCGGGACCACCCAGGGGGATTCGTATTTGCCCCGGCCCACCTTCCTGCCGGGCCTACTGCGGGCACGGAGGCAAAGCCAGCCGCCATGCGTGTCTGGAAGTCTCTCGCAAAAGAATACCCAACTGATTCAAGCGGGATGCTTTATATTGGCCCAGAAGACCGCATGCCCAGCACGTTCTCAACACCCACCCAGTTACTTGAAGAATCAATACCCCCCACAGGAGCCAGAGCCATGGCCACACCATTACAAAAGCAACTATCGGACCTGTTTACACTGCATGACGAACAAGCAGCAGAGGTTCGGAGACTTAGAAGCGAGCTAGCAAATCTAAGTCCAGAAGACCGGCGTGGTTACTTGTCCCGCCAAGGCGATCTTGAGTACGACCTTGAACACGCGCAGAAGGACCTTGCGAAAACACAGGAGAGGCTTCGGGCCTCCTACGCTTCCGCCCAGGAAGGCCGCGCTCGCTCTTTTAGAGAACTTGAAGAAAGGTATGCCTCTACTGTTGCGGAGCCATTCATTGAAGAAGAAGTGTTCGGTCATGAGATGGAGACCCGACGCCAAGAGGGTCAACTCAGGCGAGGGGAGAGGGCTGCTGGAGGAAGGGCCGCAAGGGCTGCCCGACCAAGCTTAGGCGATCTCCTCCAGAGCGAGGGGATTCCAAGGGAGAGTTTCATAGACTTCGTGGAAACCCCAGAAAATCGCCGGTCTGGAAAATCAGTCCCACAGTTGATTCAGGATTACAAGATTGCAGGCGAGCTTCCTGGGTCTGCTGGAGTACCCGAGGGTCGTTTCGCGGCGCGTGTGCCTGTTGAAGGATTGTCTTCCGACCCAATCTTGCAGTCGGGAACATACACCGATGAGTTCGGTGAAACTGTCCGGCGACCCACGTCCTTGACTGTTTCCCCAACCTCAGATCAAAGGGCGCTCAGTGCCTTAGATCCAGAGTCTGGGCTCAACATCTTTACCCCAACTGAAGTCGAGGCACAGTGGGAGGGCCGTCCTCTTAGTGATGACGACCTTCTTAGGCGCGGAATCGACCCCCAATCCCCCACAGGTCCGCAAGACGAATGGAACCTTATGTATGGGGGTGACGAAGGCTTTAATGATCCTGAGTTTCTCCGGTCTGGTACTAAATACCCGGATTATGATTACTATGTATACGACCGGGAAACCGGGGGCGTATTGTCAGGGTGGGAATTTGCCGAAGACGCGCAAGATGCTCTTGAGGAGATCGAGGAACTGTACCCAGACAGGACTCGGTTAGGTTCGGCCAGAGCGTACAAGCAAAAGTTTGGCCGCATTCCAAGCCAAAGCGATTGGGTTGAGGGTTCTGCTGTAGAGCACCTAGAAAAAACCCCGTCACGTTACGGTTGGAAGCGAGATGATGTCGATGATATGTTGTCACGGGGCATGGCACCCGAGATTGTAGACATTGACGCTCTTCCAATCCCTGAAGGCCGTGGAGATCTTGAGGGCCTTACGATTAGGGACGGGGAGCTTTACACCCCCGAAGGCAAGCGTAAGATGATTCTTGAGGGCGGCAACGCTAAGATGACTCAAGCTGAGTTCGAGGCGTTGAACGCGGAACCCGAAAGCAAGTGGGATCGTGATCAGCGTAACAGGAAATTTATGTTGTTGGAGGATGAGCGGCGGAGAGCGCGAGGAATGCCGGACGATGAGCGGCGGGGCGCACGAGGAGTGCCGGACGATGACCCAGTTGCCAAAGTGACCGCTAGAATTCGAGAGCGTGAGATGGCGGCTGCAATGTCTGATCCATTTGAACCTGAAAAGCTGGCAAGAGTCATACACCCTGCGGACCAGCAGAGAGCGCGGGTTGACGTTAAAAAGCTGGCAGCGCAGATGTCTGAAGCACAAAAAGAACATTTTAGGAAACAATCAAAACGGGTAAGCGAGGCTATTATAAACCTTAGAAAGGTGGAGCAAACAGAAGGAGTCGTCACAAAGCTGGCCAAGCTCCGGGCCGCAGCCGCTAAGGCTGTCCCTGTTCTTGTAGCGCTTGGCGATGCCGCATTTGTAGCAGAGCTTGGCTGGAATATTTACAAAGAGGACTCGATAGGTGGCGGCGTTGCGTCCACCGCAGCCACGGGTGTTGAGGGCATGGGAATGATAGCGCAAGCCCCTGCTGCGCTGGCAAGCCTCCTCCCGAGTCATGAAGAAAGGCAGGAAAAGGGCCTTCTTACTTCTCCAGAAGTCGCAGCCGAGGGCCTTGCTGCGGTTGGTCGAGGCGTGTCGAGCACCATGAAACCATATCGTCGGATGCGCTCGCGAGAGGACAGAAGGGCGCATTACGAAAGACAGAAGGCTTTCTATAGAGAGCTTGATCCTGATCGTTCCGAAAGTGAAATTCGCCAAATGGCCATGAGGGATGTCTCTGGAGAATCCACACAAGAAGCAATCGACGACCTTCAAAGAAGCGCAGCTAACTGGACTCCTCAGCGCCGCCCAGGCGAAGAACAAGAACAAATGTACAACGATTATCTTGTGCAACAAGGCTACCTCAAAAGGGGAACTGGTCGGTATGAAGGTAGTCTTTTACGTGGCCCGCGAACCCGGAAGGAAGGCGGCTACCCCACCATGAGCGAATTCAAGGACCAGCAAGCTCTTTCGGACGGCTTCCCAGCACAGAGCGGAATGCTCTACGAAGGAATGAGGCCGGAATCCCAGCGCGACTTGTGGGAAACGAGGCGGGAACGCCAGTTAGGGTCACAAGATACGCAGATGGGTCAGTTTTTGGAAGGTCTTGTGGATCCAGAGAGAGCCGGGCCTGTGGATCGAACGGCGACCTTTAAGCGTAGGTCTCTTTATCCAGAGGGCGCTGGCCTCGCTACGGAGCTTATCACTCCTAAGAGGCGGTAATGGCTGGCTACGATCCACTAACAGGGGAGATGCGATACCCGCGCCCAGGCGAAAGCCTGATGGGTGGGCCTCCAGAAACGACCCGGAGAAAGAAAAAGAAAAAGCCCGGCCTCGCTGGCGAGATGTCAGAGGAGGAATGGGAAGAGACTATTCGCACCATAGGTAGAGGCTGGACCTCCCCAGAGGCAAGAGATCCTGATTTAGTTAGCCCTGAAAAAATGGAAATATTTGAGAAAGGTATGGACGAAATTCGGAAATCTATGGATTGGTGGAAACGGGCCGCACAAGGACGGGGGTATCTTCCCCCTACCTTTACCCCTACCCCTACCCCTGAGCCCCCCGTTGATGAGCCCCCGACACGCGGGGTTGATCATCTTATGGATGAGATCGACAACGCGGCAAGCCAACACGACTGGCCCGATGAGGAAAAGAAGAACGCGAAGAACGCCATCGAGGCTTTCATGGACGACGACTCCGATTTGTTCTACGAGGACCTCGCCTTGGCGTGGACTGGTGATATGCCAGGGGGCCATGGGATAGCGTATGAAACCAACGCATCTGGCGAGTTCGAGGATGACGAGATTGGCGTTTATTACCCAGAGACAAAAGAAACTGAATACTTCACTTCTAATGAATGGGCTGACATAAGGAGGAGCGATGGCGCACGATGACATTAACGAAGCAATGAGGAAATCACGGGTGGTCATGGATCGTCTGCAAGAAGGCGACACTTATCAGCAGGCTATGGATAACTCTGACAAGTCGCTGGAGTACCACGCGCAAAAAGCAAACGAGGAGTTTCCAGAGTTCAATAAGGAGTACATGGCCGAACAAAAGGCTAAGGCTAAGGCTCTTAAGAGTTCCGTTTTAAAAACCCTTGTAGGACAGGGGCTGAGTGAAATAGACTCGGACGGTTTAGTGGAGGATGTAATGAATCGGTATCCAGCCCAGGCTGAGCGTATTATTGAGGGGTTATCACGTGGCGATTTGCGCTATGTCTCTAAAGATGAGTATGAGGCTATCAAAGATCGATTCCCTTTGATGGAAACAAAATAGGCAGACCATGGCTCAAAACGACATTCTTTCTCCCAAAGTCATTCGTGCTCACCTTGACACTCATGACAAAACTACAAAGATAAAAGCCAAAGACTGGCGTCTTTATAAGGAGACCTATTTAACCAGGTTCTGGGAGACTCAACAAGGCGGTGGCGTCCGCCAAATGCAGGACCTGCCTAGCCAGATTCAGATTGAAGTCAATCGTCTTTACGGAATTATCGAATCGTATGTTGCTGCCTTATACCCAAAGGCCGCCCGTGTTGTGGTCGGCCCCGGACCAACCCTTGGTGGAGACGCAACCAAGGTTGAGTTGGTTGCCAATAAGTGGTTGAATCAGAACAAGACTCATCTTCGTGTTCTTAAATCCATTCGACAAGGCTTGTTATACCCAGGCTCCGGCATCAAAGTGGGCGTGGACGATGGCCCTGGAGATGTTCTTGACCGAGTGTGGTTCCGGGTCATCCCATATTGGGAGATGGTTCTTGACTCCGATGTCTATGACGAGGAAGACTCTCGCTTCATTGGCCATGTTTATTATAGACCACTGCGAGAAGTCGAGGACCAGTACGGTCTTAGCGGGCTTGTTGGTCAACCGCGAGAAGATTTCCTCGATGGTAACGCGGGAAAAACAAAAGCATCCAGCCGTCGCGGAGGCAAGGGCCAGACCGGGAAAGATAAATACAACGCAGACGAGGATTTGTTTGTCCGGGTTTTAGAAGTCTGCAACCTTGTGGACACCTACGAGGGCGGCGACGGAGCCATGCGGGGCAAGTTTGAAGTCTTTCTTCTGGATCAAAAACAAGATTATGAAGAGCCTATTTTTAGTGGCCCCATGCCGTATTCAACTCGGGCAGGAGATCCTTTACCGCACATTGTGCCTTTGATCTTTAACCAAGAGCCTGAGTTTCCGTTGCGTGGCATCAGCCATGCTTCACGTTTGTTCCCCCAGATCCAAGAGATCAATGTCTTTAGGTCCTTCCGAGCTAATGCAGCACGTCGAGATTCCCGACAGTACCTTGCTCTTGATGGCGTGCTTACAGCAGACCAGATGAGTTTGATTACGGCGGGTGTTGATGGTCTTGTGATTCCTGTGGAAGACGGTCGGCTGAATGGTCGAGCTTTAAACAATGTCATTGTGCCTATTCAGAATACTTCAATATCTCCCAACATTATGCAGTATGAAATGCAGGCGGAGGCCGACCTTGAGCGTGCTGCTGGCACAAGCCCGAATGCTTATGGTGGAGTCACTAAAGCAACCGCTACAGAGGTCATGAACCTCCGCGACTACACTGAGTCCGAGTACGGGCGACACGCAATGATTAAAGACAACTGGATAGCCCAGGTTGTTAACGTCTTTCTCCGCGCTGTCGTGGCGTCAATGGAGGCCCCCGCAAGAGACTTCGGAATGGAGTACAAGCGGGAACTTATTGATGTAGATGATGTTGAACAGAAAGAAGAGCAGACAGAAGACGCGCTTGACGAGGCCGAGGACAAGGTTGAAGAGGTCGTAGAGGAAGCCCAAGAGATCGCAGAGGAGGTCGCTGAAGAGGCCGAAGAGGGCGAGGCTGTTGTTGTACAAGCAACCGCCGAGATTGACGTTGACATGCCTCCTGCCCCAGATGTCATCTACATTAAGGTCGGCCCTGACACACTTGAGATTACCGTTGAAGATCTTGAGGGCGACTTTCATATTGAGGTTGTTGACTCTCGACGCACCCCGTTCTCAGACCAGGCTGTTCGTGACGCTGTTCTTCAGTTGCTCCAACCGCTTCAACAGCTTTGGGCCCTTGTCCAAAAAGGCGGGCCGGAATCTGTCCTCGCTAAAGCTCAAATGGAAGCGTTGGTTGAGAAGTTTGATTTGCCACAAGACATGCACCCAGATGCTCTATCTCTTGCTTTGGAAGAAGCGACCGCAGAGCAAGCCAAAAAAGAAGCTGAAATGGGCCAGCAGAAAGAACAGCAACCACCTGGACAACCGCCTGAAGCTGCTCCGCCCGCCGGAGCGCCTGCCGGGCCACCACCTGGACCCCCGCAGGGGCCGCCACCACCACAACAACAGGCGGCTCCGCCTCCCCAGCCCCAGGCGGGTCCAACCCAAGGTCCTCCGTCCGCTCCGGCGGGCGGGGGGCTACCCCCTGAAATGATTCAGCAGCTTTTGTCTATGCCCCCAGTACAGGCAATAGAACAGTTGATTCAGATTTTCCAGCAGGGCGGAGCGCCGCCAGAGGTTATCCAACAGCTTCAGCAAGCGTTACAGTTGCCAGAAGATGAGCAACGTGCTTTGCTTGAAGGGCTTCTTTCCCAGATTGGTGGTCAATAATGCCTATTTACACTTTTGATTGTGAGAAATGTGAGCACGAGACTGAGATCTTTACTAGCATTGCGTCACGCCCGGTAGAAATTGAGTGTGAGGAATGCGGCTCAAACGCCAAACACAGAAAACTCAATTGGCGACCACCACCAAAACGTAAGAACGGGCATACGATTTACGGTACTGGAAAATCTGCTGAAGAGTTTCTGAAGAAAGAACGTCTTGTTCAGTACAAATGCGCCACATGTAGCCACGGTACTTGGGAGTGGTTTGTTGGCAAAGCGCCACAAGAAGTCGTTTGTGAGTTTGACTCTTGCGATGGAAAGGCTGGCCGCGTCTGGAAAGTTAAACTCGACATGCACTGGGCCCGGTTCCCTTATTATGATCGGGGCCTTGGGGTTACTCTCACATCTGAAAACCACCGCCGCGAGATTTGTAGGCAACGAGGATTGACTCCTGTTGATGGAGATTGGGATTTGGCTGGTGAGATAGCAAAAAACGAATCAAAGGTTGAAGAGGAAAAAGAAACGTATAAGGATTACTATGACAGAGTTCATAATGATCCCGCGTACAAAGACTTCAGAAAAGCAATAGATGAAGGGCGTGTTGATACGCTTCTTCCACCAGAATGATTTAAGGAGAGAGAAAATGCCAGTTGATCCAGTCACCGGAGAAAGCCTTCCATACCCAGGAGAGCCTGGCGGTCCCCCAATGCCCCCCCCTTCCGGGGGTGATATGGGGCCGAGCACGCAAGATGTTGAGCAACTTCGCGCACAAGAAGCTGATCTCAAAATGCAAGAACTTGCCATGGGTGCTCCACCGCCAGAGAAACCATTTAAGATCAAAACAATTTCAATGTTTTCGGATCAGATGGACAAGACTCTCGATGCCTTGGCCGGAACGGATGTTGAGATTCCTGCTTGGGAACCCAACCCCGACATGATTCAGAAGGGCGACCGTTGGGCAGAACCTCTTCCTGCCGAGGTTTACGCACCAGCTATTGCTTTAATAGAAGCAATTCGCTTTGTGGATGCCGAGGGTAACTACGAAAAGTACATGTTTGAACCGGAAGGGCTAGTTTCCGATTCTGCTCTTAAGGCTGCCGCTGGTAAACTTAAGATGATGGAAAAAGATAAGCAGCTTGCGCAAGATCTTCAATCGCCACCAGGTGAAGAAGTGATGGCAGAGGGCGCTGAGCCGCCACCAATGCCAGCGGGTGAAGAGGAGCCTATGTCGCCAGACGAAGAGCTTCTTTCAGAAAACATGTAGCTTACACTCTTGCTTCACATGCCGTGGAGCTTTACAATCGTTCTATGCAGGTGCCCTTGCCTGTATGTAAGGAGAAAAAATGTCAGACACGGAACTGAGCAACTCTACTGTTGATAGTGGAGCCGTAGCGTCTAATGGTCTCTCAGCCCAACCTGTAGCCGATGTGGCTACCAGTGATGCAGCCTCGGGCAACATCATCGAGCAGGTTAATGCGGCTCAGGATCACGACAGCGCGGCGAAACTTGAAGGCAAGTCAGGGACTCGGGGCACCAATGAGACAAACGCTGATGACAAGCCGGATCGAGGATTCGATCTTTTGACATCGGAACTACCTGAAGACGAGACTTTTTCGTTAGATGGTTTTTACAAGGGAATTAAACCGGAGCACCTGGAGAAATTGGACCCGCTTTCAAAGCAGGTCATCCATAATCTACGTCGCGACTACCACAATAAACGCCAACGAGATTCATCGAAGGCTCGCGAGCTTGAATCGTCATTTACTGACAGGGTGTCAGCATTAAAGGATAAAGAGCGTGCTCTTATTGTCCGTCAGAATGCTTTCGCTAAACTCATTGATGACCCCAAGCTTAAAGAAGTTCTGTCCAAGCCCGAATCGGAGCTACCAGATCTTCTGAGTCCAGAAGGAATCGAAGCACGCATCGAGCGTGCTGCTGCTGCGAAGCTTAGTCAATTGGTTCAACCGATTGCTGAGCATTCTGAGCGGGAAACCCGGCGATTAGCTTTGGGCGACTTCGTGGAATCACATCCTGAAATGAAGGATGCAAGGTTTCGTGGGGAAGTTGCAGAGCTTATTCGCCAACGGCGTTCGTCAGGGTTTGCGATAAGCACACCCGATGCATACGAACTGGTGAGGGCACAAAAGGGCATGCAGGAGCAACAGCGAGTGCAGGCCCGCCAACGCCAGGTTAGAGCGGCTAGTGCGCGACAGATTGGGAAGTCTAAGGCGAATGCGGCAAAGACTTCAGGTCCTCCAAAGGGAGCCAGAGCCCAAGAGCTTTATGCTTGGGTGAAGGCCAATCAAGAAGAGGCCAAGCGTTTGGCTGGCCTTAAATAACAAAGCCCCGAGGAAAACAAAATGGCTGTTACACAGGCCACTGGCCTTAACATTAGTGACGAGCTACTCTCGTCAACCCTGTACCTACTCGCGGAAGATTTCCGTGATAACCTTGCCCGAACGACGGCGTTGATTGATGTTCATGAAGATGTTCATGGAAAAGGTCAACCCAAAGTTGAGGGTGGAACCCGCTATATCGAGCCTTTAGGCTTCGGTGAGCACAGTAACGCTACCCGTATTCAGACTGGATACGAGAAGCTGAACCTAACCGTGTCAGACGTACTTACCCCTGCGGTGTACTCTCCTGCTCACACCACTATGCCTATTGCAATCTCTAAAGATGAAGAGATCAAGAATCGTGGCGAATCCGCTGTGATTAGTATCCTTGATTCTCGCACTAAGGCTGTCATGGGCGCTATGCGACGTAACCTCCTCCGTAAAACGGTTGAGGGTGTAGACGCTGGCGGATTTGCTGACTGGAACACCTTGAATGGTATTACCTACGCTGCTGGCTTTCTTGAAGAGAATGCTGTTGGTGCTCAGGGTAACTCTGTTGGTGGCGTTTCCAAGGCTACCTATTCTGGTATCCCCGGTTGGCAGAACCAAATCGCAGACGTAAACGGCAGCTTTAACGCTAACGGTCTTCAAGGACTTGTAGACTTGCGTGTTGAAACTGCTGCTGTGTCTCCTGGTGGAGAGCCTCACATCTGGCTCGCTTCCCGTCAGGGAGCTAAAAACCTCAAGCGTTCGCTCCGTGCATACGAGCGTTATGTTGATGAGGCAAAGCTTGACGGTGGACGCATGATCCAAATGTGGGACGGTATCCGTATGGAAACCGAATACTACATGCCTACCAACACGGCGACTCACACGACGGCTGTCATCAGCTTTTACTTGCTGAATCTTGATGACATTCATTACGTCTTTGATAGCGAAGGTTACTTTGATGTATCTCCGTTCGAGAAGATTAGTGGTGAGTACGACGTTCGTTCTGCGAATGTTCGTCTTTATGGACAACTTGTCGCCAAGCACCTCGGTTCATCCGGTATTGCTTTCGACGGCGAAACCTTCTAATCATAGTCTTTAAAGGAGATTTATCATGGCTGTATTAAAATTAGATGGCGCAAACGGCGTCATTGCATACCCCAAAAAGATTGTCTCAGCGCTTGCTAACGGCACTATTGCTATTGGCGACGTTGTGAAGGTCGAAACTGACACAAGCGCAACCCCTGATCCCGACACCTATGGTGCGGCTGGTTTCGTTGTAACTGCGACCGCCGAGTCAAACTCGCCTTTGGCTGTTGGTGTTGCAGTGACTGCGGCTGTTGATTTAGGAATTGTTCAGATCCAGGTTTCTGGATTCAACGATGCTTGCACATCTGCCGAAGCAATCTCCATTGGAGAGGCTGTTGGTGGTTCTGCAAACGGTGATGTTCGCCAGTGGGATACTGAAGGTGCAACAGCGCAACCGTTCGCGGTTTGTGTGAATGCATTCGCAGGCACCACAAACGACGGCGCAATCCTTATTACTGATAAGGGTTGGATGGGCTAATAGTCCACGCTTGCGTGACTTGAAGGCCCCTCGGGAGATATACTCTCGGGGGGCTTTCTTTCAGGAGGGAACATGATTCTTAAAGACTTAATATCAGAAGTGAACGGTCTACTTGACCACAACCCAAACGTAAGCACACATGAGACCCATGTTGTTCGACTTATCAATAGGCACTACGAGGAGATTTGTAGCGCTCATCCCTGGCGATTTTTGCAGGAGCGCACAGAGCAGCAGCTTTATGCTGACATCGAGGGCGCAGCAGGCACCACGCTGACGTTGACCAACAACAGCAAGACTGTGACCGCAGCAGCAGGAACATGGCTTCACACGGGCATGGAAGGCGCTGTAATCGAGGATACCGCCAACAGCATCGAGTACCGCATTGATTCTGTTCTCAATACAACCGACGCCTTTTTAACCGACCTCGCCGGAGGACCCTCCGTGTCAGGCGTGACGACCTTCAAGGTAAAGTGGGACAAGATTAAGTTGCCAAAGGATATGGTGGACTTTCTTGGCATCACCATTCGAGACGAAATCTTTGGTCAGGCCGCGAACTCAAGAGACCGCAGACTTGTTTATGTGGACTCGCGTACAGAGGAGGGCCTTCTTCTGGATCACACAACGTCCGGCGACACAATCATTATCACGGACGATGACGCGGATCGCACACTCAATAATGACCTTACAATCACTGCGACCACTATAACGGATGGTAGCGGCGGCTCATTGACTTTCAGCACAAAGTACGAATACTGCGCGACACTTGAGCGTGAGGGGATCGAGTCCGCGCCAAGCCCGGTCGTCAGCGATTCCATTGCGGCTTCAGGCAATAATCGTAAAATTACTATTGGGGGGCTGCCTGCCGTCAGTGGCACAGATGTGTATCGAAAGAGAATCTACCGTCGCAATGCAACCGCAAACACTGGCTGGTATCAGATTACAGAAGTAGTCCCAGCCGCATCTCCCTCTGCAACCTTTGTTGACGATGGGACTGGATCATTAGATTACACGCGGCCCCTGTACTACGAAGGGCCTCGTGACACGATGCGTCTTTACCGGCGTCCAGACGCGGACATTAAGTGCGAGATCCGGTATATGCGCCGCCCAGGCCGACTGGTTGGGTACAATGACGAGCCACAGATCCCCCCACAGTACCATGTCATCCTGGTGTACAAAGCTGTCGCGGATCTCTACTTGCAATACGGGCAAGGTCAGATCTCAAACATTTACGAGGTAAAGGCCGAGGAACGCCTACAGCAAATGAAGAAGCGCTATCTTGACCGCACTGATAGACTGTATCGTAAAGGACAATTTCAAGAAATGCCAAGCGGGTATTCGTATCTGTATGGCGACCCGGTGAAGACCTGATGGCAAGCTTTTTTGACGTACAAATGAGGCGATTTGAACTTCTTGGTTCAGAGGCACGCCCAGAAGAAAAACAACCTATAGCAGAGCGCCCGACTCAACCCTCGGAAGCTGAGAAGGCTGAGTTGCAGGAGAAGAGAAGAAGGAAGAAGATTATGGAAGTCTTTGGTTCAGTTGGAAGTCCGGGGAAAAGGGCTGAGAGAGTTACAACCAAGGAGTCTACATTTTCAGATGAAGATATCCTGTTGTCAGGATTAGAGGGGGGGTATTGATATGGCGCGAAAACCTATGAGCAACATCCCAGTTCAAACAGCAAACCAGTCTGGAGCAAAGGCGTTTCAGGCAGCCACTAAGAACAATGGTGAGTTGCCAGGCCGATCTTTCATGGACAAATCCACCGGAAAAAAAAGGTTTCCTGGTCGCAAATCAGTTGGAATGAAGCCAACACAGAAGTCTACACAGGCTCCAGAGCTTTCTCAACGGATCAACGCGCCAGTATTAAGCCAGGCTAGAGTTGAAGGTTACCGGAATCGTATTCAGACTTTGTCTCAACAGGCAGATGACAAGGAAATACTGAAAGAGTACGAGTCCATTTTAACCGAGGCCAATGGCCACAAGGATTCTTTTGCTGAAGAAACAATGCGCAACGATATGGAACAGTTCATGTCTGATTCAGATGTGCTCCGTCAAAGCATGAGCGTGGCCTAATGCCTGGAACCAGATCGATTGATCAACGAATAGATGACTGGTGGGCTAAGCATTATTCCGATGTTTATGTTGACGACGAGACAGCCGTAAAGGATTCAGAACCGTCTACAGAAGAGGATGCTGAGCCGCTTATGGCTCAGGAGCCGGAGGAACAGTTCATTACCTTTGGGCGGGGATCTGAAACCCTTTCGCAGTTGACTCCCAACTTTGATGACCCAGAGGTCACAAGGAGAAGTCACCACGCTTTTCAAGGCGCTACTAGAGCATGGGCTTTTTATGGTGATACCTTTTCAGAGTTTGGCTCAGAGTACGACATTGATCCATACATCTTGGCCAGCATCGCAGGGCTGGAGTCCGGCGGTCGCCCTGATGCCGTTGGCCCAACTAAAGACCTTGGGCTTATGCAGATGACGGAAGAAACCTGGCAACGGGTGATGCCTGGAAGAACGCTTGACGAGCGCTTAGACCCTAAACTATCTATTGAGGCTGCCGCTAAGCTGTTCAACGAAGACCGCAGTGTCTTGAAAAATGAGGACTTAGCGGTCCTTGCTTACAATGT